AACCATTAAACTTATGAGGTGATATATGAGTCAGGAAGAATACTCTCAATTTTATTTAGAGAGACAACGGTTGCTAGAAGATGCAATCATTCGAGCAGAAAACAATCAAGCCAGTCAAGAAGATTACGACATTATACGGTTTGAGTCAGGTTTACCATCAAAGAGAAAATCACATTCTAGTCAAGTATTGGAAGATGTGTTCTCGGACTGGTCAAACATCTTTGGAGGGTCAAAATAATGGCTACTAGAGGCAGCAGACCTAAGAAGATATTAGATAACGACTATGATTTCTATTTAGAAACTATCGCTAAACTTGAACAGATAGAAAAAGAATTACGCAATAATCTTGAGTTAAAAGACGAAGAGATAGGTCAATTAGAAACAGAGATAGACCTATTAAAAGAGATTATTAAATCTTTAGCGGAGGTTCTGTAATGTCTAACGATAGAAATGATTTCGCACCAGAGATTAGGAATAGTGCTTGGTGGGCTTCTGATACCCGTCAGGCAGTCAATGGTAAAGGTGTTGAGGTAGTATTAACTAAACAAGGAACAATTCCTCCTGTTGACTTATCTGAGGTAGAAGCGGTCCAGATGGGTCATGTCATGCAACCTGTTATCGGACGATTGACGAGTGAACGATTAAAGATGGAGATTAAAGATGCTGACTATTCTCTTACTCATCCTACTGAGTCTTGGTTTAGGTCTCACTTTGATTTTATCTCTGCTGATGGTTCTACTCTCATTGAGGCTAAGAATTATAATAGTGCTGTTCGTAATAAGTTCGATGTGGATACTAATCGAATTCCACAAGCTGACTATGCACAATTAGTCCATGAAGCAGCAGTCCATAATGTTTCTCATGTTTACCTAGCAGTCCTCTTCGGTGGTCAAGAGTTTCATACCTTTGAGTTCCATATTACAGACCAAGAGAAGGATGAGCTGATACAGAAGATGGCAGTCTATTGGGGTCATGTGCAGAACGGTTCACAACCTCCAGCAGAGACCATTGAACAGACTAAATTACTTTATCCAGTATCCAATGAGAACGCTATTATGGCAAGTCTCAATATGGAGAAAGGGATTACACATCTCAAGCAAATGAAAGAACAAATCAAACAGATGGAGGCTCAGGCAGAGGAGATAGAAACCTATCTCAGAGACCAGATGGGTAATGCTTCAGAGATTAGGTCAGTCAGTGGTGATGTGTTAGTGACATGGAGAAGTTCTAAGTCCTCTAAACGATTTAGTCCTACTCTCTTTCAATCCGCTATGCCGGACATCTATAACCAATTCGTTGTCGAACAAGCAGGTTCGAGGAGGTTCTTAATCAAATGAAAGTAGCCATATATAACGATGAATGGTATCCAGTCTATCAAATAACACCAGATAAAGAAAATTTTTACTGGAATCATAACGAAGCTATTGTTGATATTTCATTAAATGAATTTATGGAATATGAAGAGTTAATGAAAAAATTTGATGAATGGCAAGACAAACTTATTAAATTGTCTCGGGAGGAATTGTAATGAGTAATATTGTCAGTTTCAATGATATGCAAAGCATGGCGGAAGCTATTGCTAAATCAGGACTGTTTGGTATGAAAGACACCAATTCAGTCTTAGCTTTAATGGCAGTTGCTCAGGCGGAAGGATTACATCCAGCTACGGCAGCTAGAGATTTTCACATTATCCAAGGTCGTCCAGCCCTAAAAGCAGACGCAATGTTAGCGAGGTTTCAAAATGCAGGAGGAAAAGTTGACTGGACAGAATATACAGACGCAAGAGTTACTGGAGTCTTTACTCATCCGAACGGTGGAAGTCTCGCAGTTAGTTGGACTATTGAACAAGCTACAAAGATTGGTCTTGTTAAGCCCGGTAGCGGATGGCAAAAGTTTCCACGTGCCATGCTCAGAAGTCGCTGTATTTCTGAAGGAATACGAAGCGTTTTTCCGGGAAGCGTCACAGGCTTCTACAGTCCAGAAGAGGTCTCAGACTTCAACGACCCTCCAATAAAAGATATAACCCCGACTAAAACGGCAATAGAAGCCACTAAGAAGGATTTATTGATTGAGATGGAGAATGACTATCCGGATGAAATAGAAGCTCCTGTAGAGGGTTCTATGGCTTTGATGCTACCAGATGGTACGGTGTATTCAAAACATCATACTCTGAACGACTGGATGGATGCCTACATCACTCTATTTGTAAAGGTTCGGGACTCTAAAAAGTATGAAGGAAAAGAGAAACAAGACAAGATTATTGCTCTCAAGCAATGTAATCAAATGTTGTTGTCTCGTCTTGATATTACTCAAAACATTGACTTAGCGAGGAGGACACAACCCCAAGAGTCAAAGTCGCAGAGCTAACCGGAAAGACTCAGAAGATGCGAATTTTACGGTGGTTACAAAGTAAACCAATTACACCGATGGATGCTCTTCAACATATTGGGGCGATGCGGTTAGCTGCACACATAGAAGTATTAAGAAAAGAAGGTTACAACATCTATACCGAAGATGTAAAAAGTAACGGTAAACATTTTGCAAGGTATCACTTAAACAAGGAGAATTTATGAGCAGTCACATTCCAAAAGAAGGTCGTGGAGTTTTATTTCAAAACCTCGAAAAGAAAACAGAAACACATCCAGACTATAAAGGTCAGGTCATGGTCGAAGGTAAAATTATCAGATTGTCAGCATGGAAAAAAGTTCATGCCAACGGTCATCTGTTTTCACTTTCAGTAATGAAAACTCCTCAAGAAATGGAAAGAGAAACAATAGAGTATCCAAGAGAAGTGAAACGTAATGATGACTCAGATGTGCCATTCTAAAATGGTAT